CACCATGCTCGAAGTTAAGCAAGTACTTATTGTCAATTAGTGCACATAATCTTTGGAGGCTTTTTTCTCTACAAGTTATATACAATAGTTCGTTTTCTATGTCTGGATTAGCATAATAAATTGTGTAACTCATGCCAAGTGCCAAACTATCTTCACAAAAATCTCCTTGATGTAGCATTTCCCATGGCGTAGGCCATTGGCTAGAATTAACTGGATCGATTGCAATACTTACTAATGGAGCACTTTGCCACCATGCAATAACGGTATTGCATACATCGAATATATTATTTGTATCAAGGCTTTTACGAAAATCTCTCCACATACCTAAACGTTTGCTAGGAGGCTCAAACCAAGCCCTGTGATTTAATTGTTGTTCCAAAGCTGATATGTATACTTAAAGGTTGCTTGTAAATTGTCGTTGTCGGTGTATTGAAGTTTTAGTGTATTAGCAGTTGATCCGTCTACATTAAAAATGATATCCACAGCACCTGTTTGATCAAAATTGTCTGAGAAAACTGTAAGTCCTGTATCTGTGTCGACACTCATTCTTAACTCACCAATTCTTAACCCGTTTGCAGTTTTTAATGTATAATTTAAAAAAGCAGTATTAGTTAATGTCGTATCGAATATTACGCCAGTGTCTAATAAATTACCATTTGCTGGTAGTGTTTCTTCTACAGGATCATTTGATATATCACGAGCTACTTCAACTTCTGTATTATATTTTACTGTAATAACTTCGCCTACTGCAGGAGGAGTAGCAAATGTTAAAGTTGTATACGACATCGAGTAATTTGCTGCATTAACTTGTACACCGTCAATGAATGCCGCTTTAATGTTGTTAGGAGAACTTAGATACATTGGTATAGAAAATGTATCCGAAACGCCATCGCCTGTACCAACTTCTACTAAATTATTACCAATATATAAACGATGTCTGTCTGTTGCATATCCCAACTCGCCAACATCCAATAGTGGTAAGTCTGCAAAGTTACCTTGTCTGATTTGAATTTTACTAATACGTGTATCTGCCATTTGTATTTTCCTCTATAACATATTTATGTTAGATTATAGAACTCTTCTACTCTTTTGGCCCATTTTGTTTCCCATTCTTTAAACTCTTCTGGACCTACTTCGAACAACTGCCAATTGCAATCACGACTGCACATAAAGATAGCAATGTTTTCAATTTTAGTTCCGTATAGTTCGTTGTGTGCTAATCCATATGCAGCACCTTGCATAAAGTAATCGTCAATCCATTCACGTTTTTTAGGTTTGTTAGTTTGTTTAAAGTCCATAATTGTAGGCTTTCCTTTGTACACACCAACTAAGTCAGTTGTACCTGCATACAATCCTGGATAACATAAGTTAACTTCGCTACCCCAAACTTCTTGCAAATGTGGCTCGACATTTTTCTTTACTGTTTCTGCCATCATTTCTGCTTGTAGAATTCTTTCTCCGGTGTATTCTTCGTTTTTAACCCAGTACTCAAGTATGTTATGCATAATTGTACCAACGTTTGCGGCTTCAGTTACAATTTCTTGTGCTTTCTTTTCGCCAACACGTTTTTTCCAATTAGCAAGTGCTTCACGTTTTTCACGTGGTTTAGTTTTATCTAAAATAGTAGTAACACTTGGCACTGGATCGCCAAATGGATTTTCATATAAACGTTTTCCGTTTACACTTTTACGTTTGAATTCTTTATATGGGTAGGGGGAATTTAATGTTAACATTTAATAAATGTAACAGAAAACATATCAAATGTCAATAACTAATAACCCAACGGAATGTTTTATTTGTTGTAGTGTTAATTTGTTGATCTACACTATAACCTAAGTTTTCAAAGTATTTTACTACTTGCTGCATTTGATCTGTTTTTGCACGGTCAGATGATGATCCTTCCCATACAGTATAATACGAAACACTGTCTGGGTTTGTTGCTGTTACAGTAGAATTATCTGTTAAACCTAAGTCTGTATTAGCAGTACCTGCTCCTATTGCTAGTTGCCAAGTTGTAGACTGCAATGTAGTATATGTAATAACTAAATGATCTGTCGCAGACTTACTTGCAACAATACCAGTTAATCCTGCGTCATTAATATCTGCAATAATGCTGTTTAAGTTTGTGCCGCTAGTACCGAGTGTAACACTAGTGCCGTTTAGTTCTATTGTAGGTGTTCCAGTAATAGTAGGATTTGCAACAGTGCCTGTTGCTGTCACAGTAGGAGTACTTTCTGTCATTACAGTACCGTCATCAACTACAGTTTGATACAGTCCGTTGCCTGCATCTGTTAAGATTTGTTCCATGATATAATTTATTTCACGGAATATAGTTAAATCTTGTCTCGCTTTAGCACGAGCTTCTGCTCTGTTGATATAGTATGTCATTTCATACCCTTTTTAATTTGTTTTGCAGCCATTTTAGATACAGTTGCATCATCTTTTTGTTTAGGGGAATTAGGAATTGCTGTATCTAAAGTAACTTCTTCTCGGTTTGCTGCTCCTACTGCGTCAACTTTTTTTAATAAATCTAATAGTGTTTCCATTTCAATGAAGTAACCTGCTGCTTTCAACTTAGTTAAAAGTGCTTCAGTACTAATTTTAGTCAAGCCACGTGCTTTGGCACGAACGATAAGTTCTTCTATACCGTTTAGTACGTAACCCTGACCTTCATTAGTTATTACTTCATTAATTAACATTATTTTTTACGCATTCTGTTGAACCAGTTAGTTAATGCAGAATGTCCTGCATCACCTGGTTGAATATCAGCTGTACGAAGACCAGTCATTGCTCTAGGTGCTCGTGTTACTCCTGATTTTGGTACTGGATTAGCCTGACGAGATTGTCCAGAATTATATGGCATAGTTCTATAATCAGTGCCTTTATTTCCATATTGGCTAGGCTTTTGATCTGTACGAACACGTGGAGTTCCGGAATCTAATTCACTTAAAAGAGCTAAAACTTGTTCTTTAGTAATTTTTCCAGATTCGAGCATGTCAAATACACGACTCTTAGCCTCTAAGAACTTTTTTTCTTTTAATGCTTGTGCCTCCATCACGTCGACACCTTCTTTCATTTCACGTCCTGTTGCATTATCTTCGCCTGCGGCTGCTGGATCTGCTTCAAAGTCATCACCCATGTCTGCAATTGGCTCGTCACTCATATCCATTTCTGGTTCCATGCCCATGTCTGTTGGCATAGGTGTTGCAGGTGCTTGTCCACTTGCTGCTAGTGTAGCATTTTCCATTGCTTCTTTTGCTGCTTTTGCTTGATCTAAGAACGCACCAAGTGCTGCTTCTGCTGCAGTATTAAATGCTTCTGCAGTTTCAAAGCCAATTTGCTCTTTCATTGCATCAACAATTGGCATAAGTTCTTGTACTTGCATTTCTGCTAAGTCTTCTACCATCTTTTGTACTTTGTCAACCATTTCTCTGGCTGCTAGCAATACTTCTGCTTGTTCTAAGTCTGCTGCTTCTTTAACTTTTGTTTTCACTGTGCCCGCTGATCTAACAGGTGCTACTTCATTAATATATGTTCTCAATGAATGTGAAATTAAATGTAATTTATTATACTGTGGATTTTCCCAATATGTTAAATCACTTTCTTTAATTTGTGTAATCTTTGCATCAGTAACGTTTAGCATACGCTCTAATGAATTTGTGCTCATTTCGCTGATATCAACTGAGTGACCAAATGTGTTAGCCAACACTTTATTGATTTTATCAACATTATGAGATGCTGAGTTTAAATCATTTAAATACATTTTCCTAATTCCCTAGTTATATAGTATATTTATAGTCTTTGCAAGATTTTACGCTTCGCTTCTGCTACTTTGCGTTTTGCACCACTTGCTTTTGCTAGTGCAATATCTTCATTAATTCCACGTTTGGCTCTGTTGTTTTGTGTCCAAACTTCTTCGAGTGCTGTAGCATACTGCATATCGAAATGCTGTAATTCACTTACACCACTTTTTCCTGTCATATATTTTTTAACAATAGCCATTGCTGTTTCAAACAATGCTAGTTCTTGATGTATTATACGGTTTGTGTTTGATTCGACTATATTATAAAAACGTTTTTCACGTCCGGCAAACTCGTTCAATACAACATCAATTCTATAATTTTGTACTGTAACACTAGACTCTTCAATTTTACTGTTCATTGCAACTTTTAAATCTACGTCAGCGTCTGCTGCTTCAGTTAATTGATGATAAACTGTTTCAACTTTTTCATTCATAAGTTTAGGATTTGCAGACTGCAACTTAGACAAGATGTCGTGCATCGCTTTTGTTTGAGGATCCATGATTAGCTCTTTCCGTAATTATTAATATTAAGTTTATAACTGGCAGCACCACATTCAACAACTTTGTCTAGTACGCCACGATGTACAAGGTTTTGTGCAATATATGCTTCACGCTCGCTTAAACCTTTTTGCTCTAATAATTTATCTTCAGTGAAATGTGTTTCTAAAAACTTACTTTCTCTGGAATTAATAAATGTCGGAAATCCACCTTTGGTGATTATTGCTTTCATTGTTGTTGCTCCTCCGGACTACCTGGAGTTTGTGGCTGCATTGCTCTGACAGGAATACCTGTTGCAACTCTTTTAGCAACTCTTTTATCTTTGTGATATTGTTGTTGTGCTTTAACATTCATTTCGTCATTTGCATTACGTGCTTGATTGTTAGCACGACGGTTTGCATTTGAAGCATCTGTGCCTTGTTTTCTAACTGCAGCACGACTAGTGCCATAACTTGGCTCATCTTGCATACTATATTCTACTATATCACGTACTTTCATAATAGTCACCTATTTAAACGCTTTAATGCTTTACTTGCCGGATTAAACTTTTTAGTTTTTTGTGCTTTACGAGCCATTCGTGCACCCATTTTTGCTTTAGTCTTTTTAAGATTCATGCGCTTTTTAATATCAATTGGAGCACTACACTGACTAGGATCGGCAACTACTCTACCTGCTCGTTGTCCAACTGCACAACGAAACTTACGAGTAAGTTTATTGCCTTTTCTAGCCCAAACTAGTTGTGCTTCCATTACAGGCTCTTCGGATGTAAATTCATTAAAGTTCATATAGCTATTTATACGGAAAGGGTTAGGCCATTAACAGTGTAACTATTACTGTTAATACGCCTGCTACGATGGTGCCACCCGTGCCCATCATAATTTTATTTGTTGTGTTTTGTGCTTTGGCCATATCTTCACGTAAACGGCCAAACTCTCTTATACTGTCTTCTCTCATTTGAACGACAGATTTTTCAATGCTCGTAAGTCTTGTGTCTATGTTGTTTACCTTTTCTTCCAATACACGATACCTTTCGGCACACAGGTCAACGTGTGCTTCCAAATTTTCACGCTCAAGTTGAGTCGTTGCGATTGTTGCTGACATAGATTTGCTTTCTACGGCTTAAATGCTTCATAGCATCGTGTTGGTAGGAGCCTTGGTATGTTTTGCCTAAATTGTGTGCCTAAATGTAGAGTTCGCTTATTGCTTTCTACACTATTATTTATATATCATACGATTTTTATAAAGTATATATTTAAATATTCCGATGTGTTTGTGTCAAAAACATTATTTAAAAAATTAACAGTTTCGTCTAGGTATGGAGTAAATGCTATTCTATCACAGTCACTTTTAAGGAAATGTATATCATCGTCATCTTTTGTAAAAACATTGTTATGCTCTACTACAAAATCAAATTTCCATACTGTATGTAGTCCTGAATACACAGATCCGAAGCTGTATTTTGCTATATCTTGTGTCTCTAATACCTCAACAGTAATATCCAATGGCTGACTACGCATACCGATTGACTGTATAAGTGTATTTAAATTTTGCTGCTGATTGTATCCGTGAGTGTTTTTACTTCTATAATTTGTAATATCACTTTTTGTAATGTCCACTAACGTATACGCTGTGTATTTTTCTGACAAGTGTCACCTTATTAAACAAGACTTTTGCCAAACGCTCTTCCGGCAGCAAATCCTCCTGCAAATGCAGTTGCGCCAGCTACTGTTCTAAATGCTGCTCTTTTTAATCTGTTAGGACCACGTTCAGCATTTCTGACATTTTTAATTTCAAGACCATTATTTCGAGTCATTTTTTGGAAAGTTGGATATAGTTCGCTTTTAATTGCATTAGTTCTGTAGTATTGCAATAAACGAGTACTTGCTAATCCACGCTGTGCAGTGTCTGAACCTTTCCAATTACTAACAATACGTCTAACACTTCTGTAGTTGCTGTTTTGTATATCCATTCCACGCTCTAATTGCATGAAAAAGTTTTGCGGCCCAATAATTTCTCTACCTTGTGCCATTTGTGTTAAGTATTGCTTGATTTTCATTTCTGGCAGTTTAACTTTATTAGCTTGAATACCTGCTTTATCACTAGACATATATTTTCCAGTAGAAATACTGTGCAATGCTTGATAGAGATCAGTGCCATTTGTTTTATAGTTTTTAAATTGACCTCCACCGGCTAGTAGTGTACGTTTAGCATATGCCTGGGCTTGTGGAGCAGTTGAATAATCTTGATACATTGTATGCAATGTCAGTAAATTTAAAAAAGCAAAGTCTAAATTACTACGTAAGTCGCTAGACTCTAGTTGATTTTTAGTTCTAAACATTTTACTTTCATTTAATTCACCAATAAATCCAAATGTTGGAGAAGTTTTTTCTTCTTCAACTGGATGTCCTCCTGACATTTGTGCATACTGTAGTGCTGTGTATTTCTGTTCCATAATAATATTTATCTTACAAATTTGGTTGCCATCTGTCACGTGGCACTAGTTTAATTTTATCTCTACCAGCAACGTAACCTTCACCACCACGTTCGCCTTTTGTAGTTGCTACTATGTCTGCCGGTGCTGTATCTAATTGTGCAATGATATTATTCTTAACTGTCATAATTTTTACAACTAGTTCTAGCATTGCATCTAATCCTTTGTTGTCCGTTGCCATTAGTTTTGCTTGTTGACCTGAACTAACTTTACTTGTTTTAAGCCAATCAAAAAATCCTGTGCGTAATTTATCTAGTTTACGCTGCTTGGTCATTTGATTAACATAATTGTAAATGATTGCACCTTTGTTGCTTAATCCTTTTTCAGGAGTTAGCCATGCATCAATTGCTGCTCCGTTTGTGTTGGCTAGTTTTATAATTTCTTCAACTGAACTAGTATCTACTTTAGGTGTATGAGTAACATATGTTTGTCCAAACACTACTACTTCGTTTGTGTTTAGTCTACGAGTATCTTTAATCGGTGTGCCTGATTTATCGCCAAACGCTCCATATATACTATGTGCAGCAATACCAATTTGACTGTTACCGATACGTTTACCGATGTCGCTATTTGCATCTACTGTGTATGCAACATTGTTAGGTTCGAACACATACGTGCCTTTATTACTTACAAAGGGCTTACTAGGGCTGTACAGCAAGTCTCCGTATACAAATCCACGCATATCAGTCGGAGTATTACGTTCCATTAAATCAAACACTGCACCCATGTTGTTAGCAAAGTCTTGTCTCCAGTCCTCGCCCTTACCTGTGCTCATAATAAATTGTTTGAGTTCATCGCTACTAGTGCTTTTACTTTTGCCCCAGCCGTTTTTACCAGTTAGTACAAATTTACCATCTGGATCTCTACCCCAATAAATTGTTGGATTACCGTCCCATTTAATAGCAACATCACTTGAATCTTGACCTAACCGTTGTAGTACACTAGCCGCTCGTAATGCACCTTTGCTGCCTTCAGCAAATACTAAATCTTCTAAATGCTGATATTCACGTCCGACCTTTGCAGCCTCTGTGAGTATTTCTATTGCTCGCATTAGTCAAGTTCTTTCCAATTTGGATCACTTCTTAAGTCAGCTAGCATCGCTTCACCTGCTTCTTTGCCCAACGCTGTCATTATTTGTTCAACGCTGCCAATATCTTTTCCGGAGGCATTCGGGCCGAGTAATGCTTTTGCTACTTGATCGATGTTGTCTGTTACTAGATCTGCTTTCTTACCGTTAGCATCTCTGTTAAACAAACCTTGGTATGGTGACCATAGCATGTTTTGTTTTTTAGCAAGATATGCTAGTGCAATCTGCTTGTTTACACCTTTCCATTTACTACCAGCCGGGATGCTGTGCGTATGGAACTTTGCTGCATTTGCTGCATTAGGAACAACCATAATATCTACTTGGTGTGCATGGTCACCCATTGGCACTTTAACGTGTACACTTGTACCGCTTTGTGCTGTTTCAAATCCTGCTAAGTCAAACAGTTGACGCAGTTTTTGTCTAATAACTTTATCTGGTTCATCTGGCATATTAAAGTGATCTTTAAGTGCTGCAACATCAACAATCATATCTAAGTCGCCGCTAACTTTACCTTTAGTAGGAGTTGCGCCGCTACCAATTGGAATTGCAGGTGCACCAGTTTTAGATAGTACACTGTTTACAGTTTTCATAATGCCAGGAATCATACTATGATCAAAAGGTGTTACACCGTCACCAAAGATTTTTCCACCTTCAGTAACATGAAGATCTTCTTGTCTCATTCTTTTAATACGACTACCACGTCTGATTTTACGTTTAAATTTGCCGCCCAATATATCTTTAATCTTCAACTCTTTTGATCCCTCTTTGAAACTTTTTAGGATCTTTAGTTCGGATAGAATTAATTAATCTTTTATTCAAGTCTGCTGCAGTTTCTACATCAAAACTTTCGTTAATTAAATTAATTAAATTAATAGCAGTGACAATAACTTGCTCGGCATTAGACTCTACAATTTGCTTCTTGTCTCGACGAGGAGCCATTGCATTAATTTCTTCCAAAATAGATCTTGTTTTTCTTTTCATAACACTACTATTTATAAATATTGTTGCTGAAACATTGATGGAAAGCACTTATGGCACTTTTGCATTTTCTGATTAAGAACTTAGGATCCATTGGAAAAATAAGAACTATAACATCAGTGGTAGCGGGCAACACACAGGCTTACTTTTTGGCGAATACAGGCTCAAACTTATTGACTCCTAAAGGCTAGCCCGTTGTTCAACATCATACATAGACTAGATAAGGTCAACGGCATTGATGTTTCAGCAACTCCTCTATTAGATTGTAAATTTCTGGGTTAACGTTTTTAAAACTATTTCCTTGATAATTATCTAGTAATCTTGTTGCTTCTAGAAAAAAATCGTATTCTGTTTTTTTAGTATACGGAGTATTAATTAAAATATCATTTATTTCTATTTCTTGTGTCAAACCTTTGTCATCGAATTTTACTAAGTATGCTTTTCTCGATTCAACAGGAAGCTGATCTATAGACAAATGCTCAGGACTCGATAAAGCATAATATGACCATTGTAAATTTTTAGATTCGGAAAAGTCGTATAAATCTTTTATTCTGTTTATGTTTAACAAACTTATCACTGAATGCATTCCAAATGTTGCATTTTTATAATTTGATTTCCATTTATCTATCGTTTCTTCGATAATACCCCATTCGACACCCCATCTAGTAACAGTAGCTAAATCTCCTACTGCATCTATACTAAAGTCAATTCGAAGTTTTTTAGCTCTGTGTAATAAATCAGCAATTTTTCCTGTTGGAAATATACTACCGTTTGTATTAAAAGACAATTCTACATTTTCTATTTTAGCATCTTCGTCTATCTTTTGTAACAATGTTAACAATTTTTTACTATAAAAAGGTTCACCGCCATTGATACGTACAGTTTTTAATTTTGTTAAGTTGGTATTATTAAGTGCATTTATTAATTTAGTGCTGTTACTAGTATCTACTAAACTTTTGTCATATTGAAATCCATTTTTATTCTGATATTCGTGCAATTTTGTTAACACACTATCTGCAGAATACCATTTCGAACTTTGACCAGGTCTACAAATACGACACATCATATTGCATGTTGTATCAATTCCAATTTCCAATGATTCTAATTTTCCCGGGTTTTCAACTTCAGTTTGGTTGGCCCATTGTCTCATGCTGTGTGCACCTGTTTTTTCTTGTCGCCAACAATTTCTACATTCAGGAATATCTTCTTTAAGCATTTCTTCTTGTAATGTATTCCATCTATCGGAAGTTAAAATATTGTCAAATGTATCTAAGTTTCTCAGATTAAAAGGCTCCCACTTTTCTAGCCATTCTCTAGTAAACTGACAACAAGGTATAACATACCCAGCAGAATCGACTTGGGCTAGATGATTAAGTAATCTATTGCATGTCTTGCCCATTATTATTCTCTTCTTTTTAATAAATTTTTCAATCTATCAGCATTGTCTACAGCAACCGCAGCAGGTTGTGCAACTTGCTGACCCGGAGGACTAACACTAGCTGTTGCATTTGCTTTTAGGCTTTGATAAATGCTTGCAACTTGTCCATCTTCGCCTTGTTCATCTTCATCTAAATCAGTAATACGCAGTGTATTCATATCATAACCTAAATCTAGTTTAGTACCAACACCACTACTACTACGTGTTTTCATAAACTGTATCTGTACACGCCCACGCTCACGCATTGCACGACTACTAAAAATACCAATTAAGTTATCTGCTGTATTAATTTTACTAATGCCACCTGCAATGTGTGAATGGTCAAACTCAACTTCATCAACTGCACCACGATTTAACTGCGATGCTGTAACAAATAGTGTACCAAGTTCAATTGCTAAGTTACGCAACTCTTCTGATACAAACTTGTCTTTAATAAATTGATCACTTGGATTAACTTTAACACTAACAGGCATCATCAAATCCAAGTAGTCAACAAATAGTCCATCTACTTTAATATTCTTTTGTATTTGGAATTCTTTGATATATGCTTTAATATCGTTTACAGTACATCCATTTTTCATTTGGATAACCTGTAGTACACCTGCTTTTTTACTTGCCATTTTAACTTTAAGTTCAACGTCATCTGGATTCTTCATAACATCACGTGTACTCATATTAGTAAGCATAGCGTCTAGTCGCATACTACATAGTTCTTCACTAAGTTCTAGCGAAACATAAACAACGTTCTTACCAGCAAGTGCCCAGTTAAGTGCCATGTTCTGCATAAACAAACTTTTACCTGAACCACTACCACCTGCAAAGATGTTTAGTTCGCCTGGATTAAATCCACCGTACAATACTTTGTCGAGACTTTCCCAACCTGTACTGTTTTGTCCTCTGTTGTCTTTAATAGTTTGAATACGTCCTGCAGGATCATCCCAATAGTTAAGTCCAAAGTCTTTAGCAAGTCCAATACTAACAGCATCTTTAATTAGTTGTTCTACACTACCATACTCATGTCGTTCTAGTTTGTCAGCACTTTGCAGAATTGCGCCTTCAAGTGCTTTGTGTCTACAAAACTTTTCATATTCATCCATGAACCAGTTTTTGTGATCGTCTGTTACTTTGCTAGTAATATCATCAAACTGCTGACTTGTTTTTGCAGCAATTTGTTCATGTGTAGGCAAGTCACCATAACCGTCTACGTGCTCTTGTATAAAGTCCATAACAGGCTGATACTTACGAGCAAAATACTTGCTTTGTGTAATAGCATTACATCTGACAAAGAGATCTTTTTCTGCTAGCAAAAACTCGATATAAAGTTTTTGTAAATCCTCTGTATATTCTTCACTCATTAATTTCGCCTGTTAGCTTTTTAACAATGTATTCGCTACGTGTATATGTCATACGCCAGTCTTTTCCCTTACGTGGAACTGCACCATTCATATCCATTGTTATAACGTATTCATAATAATTTGTCAACCAAATCCATTCGTTGGTAATATCGCTACGCTTTGGTAGCCAAGCAAACTTTTTAATCCATTCACTTTGTAAATCTGTGTGTGCGCTTATATGTTTCACTCTTTTATAAAAATCCTCGTCTCTAATATTGTAATCATCTACAATAGGATTTAGCAAGTAACTGGATCTTCGTTGAGTTGCTCTCTGTACTTTCAATTATACTCCTCACTGTAAACAAACGTCCATATTTTTGCACTGCATCAGCAGCATCTTTACAATTTTCCCAAGGAGGAAAACTTACACTCCAGCCTCTGCGTAATGCTGCACGAACTAAATCATGTCCTGCTTTATCGGCGTCTGGAACTACAATAACTTCTGTTTCTAAACTATCAACTATGTCACATTGTGTCATGCTGGGCGTATTACCTTGCATAGCAACACCTCCAACTAGCAATGCATCGAACTGTCCTTCGGTAACGATTGTGTACTTGTGCGACTTTTGTGCATCGATATTGTACACAAAATGCTTTGGACTTTGCAAGTAATACTTGGGTGTTTCTTTATTAGGTGTTTTACCAACCCAACGTGCAGTATATCCTACTACAATACCTTTGTGATAAAACGGAAGTATTACTCTGTTACTAAAATGTTTAAAAGGTGACCAATGCCAATGCTTATAAAAATCAACACCACGTGAATTAATGTACTCACACGCTGCAATAAACTTTTCAAGTTCTTTTTCTGTTAGTTTGCTTGTATCTACTTTTTCAATAGGTACAGCATCTGGCGGTAATGATGCTTCGGACCAGTCTATTTTTACTTCACGCTTTTCTGCAGTTTGTATAAACTGATCTACAATACTTTCTTCTTCTTGTTCTTTAAGTAATTCAAAATTAATGCGTTGAATTTGTGCAGGGTCTGCACCAAACTGTTCTAGTAAATCTTTTAAACGTCCTGCTATCTTACGTCCAGGACTCCATCCAGTTTTAAATCCACAATTAAAACAATTGTATTGAACTTTATCATCATTAAACATAAAACCGCCACGCTTACGTTTATCAGCACTATGCCCACGTGTAGCACACATTGGACAGTTACCACTGATCCAACCACTAGGCGTTTGTTTCCAAGTGCCAGGCATATTTTGCTTAACAAAATCTAATACAATCATAAATTAATAATACAATTTATTTGTTGGAATGTCAATAATATTAACCGTTATTAAAAAGTTCACGAACTTCTAATACATAACTTACTCTCATATTTTGATCACTGTGAAGTGCATATTCACGTCCGAATTCATCTGTATAAGTAATAATGATACTATACAACCCAGGGTCAGTATTTGCATATAAATCTTGGTCATCGAAACGTAAAATTGCGATACCACGATCATAATCATGAGGAATTAAAGTCTTAGTTAAAATTACAGTTTTATTGTTGTTGAGAACTTTAGCAGTGAACGTTTTAGTCTGCAAATTTTCAGGCTTACGATCAGTTGTTTGAACAAAAAATTCAATATCAGTATACACACCTTGGTAATGTACCAATGGTTTATGATTAGAAACACCGTGATATGTTGTTCCTTTACGAGTAGGTACTAATATTTCACTACGTTGATTATAAATGTAGCTTGTAGTTTGATAATTGTTCATTTCGTTTCTCCACTAGTATTTATTTGACTAAGTAATATTACAATGACATATATACCGCAAAAATATCAAAAACTTTTAGATGAGTTTCCGTTTTTAACACTCGTGTCGTACGGTGATAATGAATACGTAGGCATTATGCAAAATGTAGATCAACATATGGCAAGCATGTATTGTTTTGAAAATATCAGAACAGATGCAGACAAGTTAGAATTTTTAGATTTAGGCGAAGAATGGTGGTGGGGAACAAACCGTATGATTCCTATCAATATTATTTTTAAAAGTCGTTGGGAAAAGTTTAGACCGACACTAATGACTTTTAGTCAAAAGAATTTTGAAATTGTAACAGGTCCTAGCATTAGTCTAAATAATATTATCCAAAAACGTGTTAAACGAAGAAACATACAACTAGTAAGAAAACTTACATAGTTCCTAATTGTTCACATAGCAAGTTCATGTGAACAACAATAGCTGTAGCATATGCAACCGCATGTGCTTTTTTAAAGTAGTAAGCATCGCTACCTGGCGGCTTAATCCATACTTCGCTATTAATTGTATTCCAATCACTATTTAACAAGTAGCGTTTAGCAGGTCTAATTACTGCAATTGCTGCAGCCAAGTCTGCAATACTACGTGGTTTTAATTTTTTAATTACTTCATAATGATTGCCAATGTGAAATAGTTTTTCTACAAATTCTTCGTGTTCTAATAACTCCCACATCGGTTCTGTATTCATTAGTGTGTTCAAATGTTCTTCATTACGTACATCTTTGTATATGCTAACGTTAAGCATATCTAGTTTAAAATATCCAGCATCGTCTGCTTGCTTATGATCTAGTGTGCATAAACCTTTAAAAGGATCATTTGGTACTCTATGAAAATAAACACCTGTATTGTGTTTACGATCTTTTAAACGTGCTGGTACGTGTTTTAGTTTATTTAAAATTATATCTCTATTAGCAAAGTCAATATCAATATCAGGCATCTTCACGCTCCACAGCATATCTCCACATTTCACTATCAGGAACACGGTTCCAATGCAGTTCACCTTCTTTAGGTGTAGCACCAATATACTGTTCTCCAGTCTCTCTGTCAATCAATAACCATTTCATTGGTGCACGAGTTTTTACTATAAGTTCAACTGCTTCTTCTACTTCGTACACACTTGATCCATCTTGTAATTTTCTAAATTCAGTCAACTGTTTCTCCGTCTATAATGTGTCGCACCCATGCTGCATCTTGTGGTGCTTGTTGTGTTTTTTTACCCCAATAACCTGCGTCAATACTATTAGCTACTCTTGTAAAGCATTCTTCATTCATTGTGTTTAGCGAGCTTTGTGCACGGTTGCTGCATATAAGTATCCAAGGACTTATTTTGCCAGACTCTACCCAGTCTGCAATTACATACCCGCCTGCAGTTTCCCAAAATGTTTCAAAGTATTCTAGTTTACTAGCGTTTTCTACAAAGCGTTCTAGTGCACGGTCTACTGTTTCTTTTTTAAGATGTTCACGTACAAATAACATATACATACGGTCAGTAGGCCAATCTTTTAGTTTTGCTTGTTTGCGTACCAGCCAACGAGTATATGCTTCTGCGTCAATTACACGTGTATTAATACAGTAACTACCGTACTTTACAAACGCACTAAAGAACTGACTTTCTACAAAGTCTTTGTACTCCTTAGGTTTATGTTGCATACTAAGTCTGTAAAATA